ATATTGATATAATATTGTTCATCTTTTTTGTTAGACGAGTCAGTTACTACTTCATAAATACCTATTGCATTTAACTCAGCTTCAGACCATAATTGAAATATTTTAGCTGGATATTGGACATCATCAATAATTATTGGTTTTGGATTAGTGATAATTTTTTTGATTTCGTTATCTTCTACTAATGCGTACATATTTTAACTCTCACTTAAATTTAAAGTTCTACCTACTTCTTGCCAAACAGCACCATTATATCTAAAAACTAATATATCAGTTTTACCATCTGTTGAAGTAAATGTTGGTGCAGTTGATGCCGCAAACTCAAAAACAGTATTAAATGCGATTGTATGTGAACCATCATAATTTATTTCTAATGCAATAAAAGCACCCTCTACAGGATTACTAGGAGCCGCAAAAGTAGTGTTCTCAGTTGTTAGATGATATGCGTTTGGTTTTGCCTGAGAATCCCAAGCTACCGCATTTGATGATGATGTTAAAGCTTGTTGTGGAAAGTAAGCAAGATCATTAAATTTTATTGCTCCTGTTCCATTTGTTGTAAATTGAATATGACCATTAGCACCATCTTCAAGAGTAATATTACCAGCATTTGTGCCATTGTTTGTATTTAAAATTAAATCTCCTGTGCCTTGTGTTGTTAAAGTTGCGTTTGCATTGTTATCGCCAATCTGTACTGTGTCTGCACCTAAATTTACATCTCCTGTACCATTTGGAATAATATCTATATCTGCGTTTGATGTTGAAACTATATCATTTCCATTGACATCTAAGTCACCACCTAATTGTGGTGTTGTATCTCCAACAACATCTGAAGATGAATCTGAAACATCTACTGTATTTGATGATGTATTAAATGTAGCAAATGTAATATCATCTGAACCATCAAAAAATTTTAAAACTAATAAATTTGAACCTGAGTTCGTAGTATCCAGCCAAAAAGTTCCTGTAGTTGCAGAACTTGGTCTTGATGTTCCTGAATTAGAAGAATTTATTGCTCCTAAAACTGTGTTTAAATCTGTCCTAAAATTTGGGAAAGATTGATTCGCTATTGTAAAATCTGATGCTTGTGCCATATTTTCTTATACTCCTTTTAAAATCCTTTTGCAATAAAATCAAAAGTTCTTGAAATATTTGTGCCACTTGAATTTTTAAACAAAACGTCAAAACTATTAACAGTTTTATTAGAAACTGTAAAGAAATCTCCTGTAGCCATATTTTCAGCAGTAATTCCAACAGCATAATTTGTACTCTTAAATGGAGTTGAAAATGTTACTGTTTTTGTAGAAGTTCCTGAAGATATATTGTCCTCACTAAATATTCTATCAGGCATATCTACTGTTACTGTTGCTTCCTGAACTACAGCAGTTGAAGCTAAATCGCTTGATGTTAGAACAAGTCTAAATTTTAAATATCTCGCTGTGTAATTACCTATAACAAAAGTTTGGAAAGAAGTAAAAGTCGAATTATCATCTGAAGTTGCAATCTCTAAATGAGCATCACAATTAGCTGGTGTATCTCCATCAAAGTTAGACTTAGCATCATCAAAATTTCCTGTTCTATTATCAAATAAATCGTCAGGATTTCTTGCTGTTTGTGTTAAAGATGCTGTAACTCTAACAGTATGTTTTGCACCAATATCAATAACATTTGCAAACTCATAATTACCTGATGCTAAAAAGTCTGCATTTGCAACACCTGAGTCAAAAAATCTGGTTGTTTCATCATCAAAATCTCCAGACGCAGAATCAAATAACTCACTTGAATCTAATATTATTGCGTCATCTGATATTACAACATTGTTTTTAGTTCCAGCAAATGTTGGGTGTTCATTAACTGTTGAAACAGCATTGAAATTTGTAACACTTGTAACATTTGAAATAACTGCTGTTGCATTTGAACTAAAGTTACCTAATTTATCAACTGCTTTTATTAAATATGTTCCAACTCTTGCTGGTACTGTAATTGATGTAGCTGGTCTTGAAACTTTTGTAACTAGATTAACTGAGTTCAACCATTCGGCTGTACCATCTGTTTTATTAGAAAATCTTATTTGATAAAATGCTAAATCTAAATCTGAAACAGCATCGTAACTCAAATGAGCATCTGCACCTGAAACATTACAAGTAAAGTTTTCAACATCTGATGGTGGAGCAATCGCACCAATTATTGTTCTTTGTGCAGATACATAAGAAGAAGATACTCCTAGTGAATTAACTGCTTTTACTCTTACATCATAAGTTGATTGGTCAATTACATTTAAAACCCTGTGATTTAATCCTGACCCTTGTGCATAAATTATAAAATCGGAGTCTGTGCTTAATTTGTATTCTACTTGATAAAAATCTATAAATGAGTCTGGACTTGCACCAATTGCAATATCTAAAGCTACTATTACAGTACCATCATTATATTCGATTAGTTGGTCAGATAATGTAACACTAGCTGGTGGTTGAATGGTGAATGGGTTAGGTAAATTTGTTGATGGTGTTGATGAAACTTGTGTTTTACTTGCAAATGTATAATGACTTGCTTGATACTCTATTAGTTTCAATCCGATTGTAAAATCTTCATTAAATGTAATACCCATAACTCTAAATGCTTTTGCAGAAAATCCTAATGATGCGTGTGTAATATTGACTATATCTCCTATGGCCAAATCATAAGCATCAAACCCTACATTTATTTCTAACGATAAAGCTTCTCTTGATCTTCTTAAAATTATTTCTGCCATTTCCTCTGCCTGATATGGAGAGGTCAAAGTTTTGAAATCAAACTTACCCTCTAGCAAAAAACCCCCATCAGCAGTTTTCATTGTTGCGTGTTGGTCTGCACTTGTCAAACCACTATCATCTACAGGGGGAAACTGAACTTCATCTACTTGAAAGTTCCTATCAGGATTTATAAAAGAAGCTATAACTCTATTATACTTGTCATTTTTACTTGGACTTGATAAAGTATATCCACCTATAATATCATCTTCTGTAAGTGTAATAGATGCTGACCCTGTAGTTTCAATAATTAATTTATATTTTCCACTTGTATATGGTAAAAAACCTCTACAACCTTTTAATATTTCTCTTACATTTTCTATAACTTTTTTAGATGTATCTAAAACAGCATTACAATCAAACAAGTTTATATCACTACCACCTGAAAATGGTGTAACTTGCGTATCACAAACAACAGAAGCATCTCTAAAACTTTGTAAATCAATATCAGCAGTTGCAATACCTTTTCCATATCTTTCGTTTCTTAAATAATCTAACAAACAAAAAGCTGGGTTAGCTGAAAATGTTGCAGAAGATTCAACTAAACTTGAATTAAGTGTTACAATTTTTCTACCTTGAACTTTAGCTTGGACTTTTGGTATTCCTGTAAAAGCATCTTGATTCCAAGTAAATCTAATTGCTAAATATGCTAATCCTGAAAGTTTATGATTTGAACCCCAAGAAGATAATGTTGATAATAGACTTGATGCACTTTGTCCATCTGAACCAAAATGAGGTTCTAATCTAATTAAACTTGCTGAATTTTTATAAAAGTTTGAGTCTGAACTTCCCACTTCAACTGCTGTATTGTCAGCCAAACTAGATGCAAATGTAACAACTTTATCATCAACTCTAATTTCTGTAATACCATTTATCTCACCCTCACTTAAAACAATTGCCATATATAAATAGGTATTGTCTGTGCCTGAAGTTTCCATAAATACTCTAGTGCCACCAACAAGTCTTGTTCCATAAATTACAGGAATACTTGCATCATTACTTTGTTTATTTAATAAAATACCCTTTTCAAAATCATCAAAGTCAGTTGTGCCAAAATCAGGTAAATCTATTTTTGGACTTAACCACGATAAAGCTTTAGTGACAATTTTTATTGGTGCTGATATTATTTTAGTTACGGCTCTAAAAATTTTTTTAAATGGCATTATGGTCTACCCCACTTAATATCTTGAACAGTTTGTGAACTAAAATCCATACCCACATCTGTTGAAAAAAATCTTTGTTGTGATGTATTATTTGTTTTTCGACCTTGCACCTTATCAAAATCTGCCCAATGAGAAACTATACCAATATTTACTGTGCTATCTGTTTCTGTTTC